TCTCTCTCGCAGAAGCATCAAAAATGTCTTTTTTGTCGTCTTGGCGAACGCAATCAATGACTGCAATTTCCACAAAGGCTTGAAACAATACTTGCAATGGAAAAATGATTCGTCGGTCAAATATTTTAACTTTGATACAGATTGTCGTTCGATCGAGGAAATAGGAGGTGACAAATGTATGTGCATATGTTCCCACGACGCTTTTCGCACTCAATGGAAAGAGAGCAGTCATTTTCGAAACTTATTCGGAAGTAACACGATGATTGTCATTGACGAAGCTCATTGCCTCGTCAGTGCATTGGACGGAAACAAAATTTCCAAATCCTTTGCACTTTTGAAAGCCTGTACCCAAAGTAAAAAGGTCCTTTTGTTAACGGGTACACCATTCCAAAATAAAATTGAGGATCTTTACGTGTACTTTTTGGCCTTGACAAAGGAAATCTTCCATCTCGATCATTCCACAAAAAGATCCGTAGTGGACAGATTCAGGCTGGCGAAGCTGCAAGATGATAAAGGAAGTTTGAACATTTCAATGTTTCACACTTTGTTTCAAGAAAAAGTCCTGTTTCGATCTAATCAAGAAGGATTTGCAACTGTTAAATATGTCGACAATGATTTCCAAGAGCACGACACCTATATTGACAGCGCCAGGAAATGGAACACAATTATCTGTGAAATGACCAAAAAGGAGACAAAAGCGATGGAGAAAGCAGGTGTGAAATGTCAAAACGTGCCGACGGAACCCCTTGGAGCTTGTGATGACGATGAAAGTGACATCGCTTCTGAACTCTCGGATCGACGAAATTTAAAAACGAAGTGTCATTTTGAATTGGTAAGAGTCAATACGCATATGCACTTCACAGAAAATCAATTTCATCATTTCGAAAATATAATAAATTTTTATGGAAAAGATAATAGTTTCCCCATGGTCATCTATGCCACTTACAAAAAAGAAGTAGATCGTATCAAAGATCACTTATTAGGACAACATTATGAAGAATACAATCCCGATCATTCAACATCGCGAAACAGAATTCGTTTTGCGACAATTACATGTTCAACAAAGAATCGCGAAGCAATCGTCAATGAATTCAACAAAGGTGTCATCGACATCATTCTTGTGTCCAACGCAGGAGCAACTGGCACGGATTTACGAGGTCCTAGTGGAGTAAAACAGATTCATATTATGAATTTGTACTGGAATCCAGCCATCATTGACCAAATTGTCGGACGTGGTTGGCGAAAAGGGGCACATCAGGAAGGAGATACACTACGTGTCTTTCTCTATGTATCGAAAACTTTCGGCGCACCTGATCCTGATGGTATTATGACGGAATACATCATTGGAAAAAAACGCATTTATAATGAATTGCGTCTTATTTTAAGCAAAGCTCCTTTTAATGTCGACGCAGATAAATAAATTTCTATTGCTTTACTTTAAAGTATGGGTGACGAGGATACGTGTGACAATATCGCAGACGTAAGCTGGGAACTTAGAGAAAGCAATAACGTTTGGGAGACATGTATTGATGGTAAAACTATTTTATACATTACACCCGTGAATCAAGTCATCAAAAGCGTTGAATCGTTACAAATTCCACATTTTCGCGTTAAAAATGCAGATGGAACAATAGCCATCTATAAAATTAAAATCGACAAGAAATACGTCAACTGTTTTCTTAGAATATCTGGTAAGTGGTATGCTATATTGCGTCTTTCCGGACACACTCTAAACGTCACCCCTCTCGCATCCACGACCAAATTACGAGCATATTTTGAATTACGTAATTTTATATTTGATACATCCACTGGTCTCATATCATTTACACCCGATTCATTTCAAATGATTGAAGAGAAACAATTACTCCTTTCAACCTCTTCAGCTCCGATTCTACAACTAAAAGAGGGTTCTTGCTGTTGCATACAGGTGGAAAAATATGATCGAAAAAGTAAAAAGAAAGCCAATGACTATTTAAAGCTACAAAAGTTCCGACAGCATAAAATATTTGGAAACTTAGTGAAACGCCAAGCATTGTTAAACGGATACCCTCTCGTATTTGCGCTTCTAACACACCATTCTCCCCGAAAAGAACTAAAAAAGCTTCAAACTAAAAAGAAGCTGCGGATTGACTGAGTTACAAAAGTTGTACAATACATGCTTCTGCCGTCGCCCGTTTGCCCGGTTGAAGGACCAACATTGTCTTTAGAAGCGAAATCATCGTTTCATCTAATGAGGGGAAGTTTAGTTCACGCTCGAACCATTTCGGGAAGTCGTCATTCCAATGAAGCAAATCGTTTATCAGTGGCCACGACGTCGATGTCGGGGTGCCACAGAGCCAGAAAATCTTGAAAAGTACGTCGATTTCATAAGTTCCCTGAAAAGGCGATCCTCTCCCACGCATTCCCATTTCACAAATAATGACTGCCAGACTCCAGATATCTATAGAACAGTCATATTCCCTGCAGCCAAGTAGAAGTTCTGGCGCTCTGTACCATTTGGCAACTATTTCGTATTCGTGAGGTATCCTACCATTTTCTTTCAAGGTTTCACAAATCCCGAAATCTGCAATTTTGAGCTTTTTCCCTCCATTAAAGACGAGAATATTCGAAGTTTTCATATCTTTATGTACGTATTTCATTTCGTGCATATATGCCAGTCCACAAAGGATTTGTTGGGCATAAAAACGAATGTGAACTGGATCAAATGTTGGCTGCGCTACAAATTTCAGCAAATCCATTTCCGCCATTTCGAAGACAATTGATAACGTTTTCCGGTTGTCGGACATGAAATATGATTTCATATTGACAATGTTGTCATGATGCAAATTCTTTAATGCCGGGATTTCATGCTCTAAACTATCGAGAATGTCAAGGTCGATAATCTCTTTTACAGCAACGATTTCACAAGTATCAATTTTAGTCGCCTCGTATACGCGTCCGAATTGTCCACAGTTCAAGAAGCGACCAACTTTCATCATATTTCAGCCGAAAATTGTGAAGCATGTTTCTTCCTAGGCAAATGCCACAAATATTTATTTTCTTCATATCATTATAAAATAATGTCAACGCGTATTTACTATCAACCAAAAATCGAAACACTAGGAAACTTCGTGACTTTATCAAAAGATCGTGTTAGTTTTAAACGAATTTTGCAAAACATTCATATTGATCATTCGATTCCCAACTACTCATATCTTTCAACGAAAAAATTATTAGAACTTCTACGTATTCTTAGTGGCCAAGTTGTGGATAGGTTACAAGAGGAAATTAACGTCGTGAATTTCAAAAAATCATCCATTCAAATTATTGAACATCTCCAAGGTACTTTGAAATTTTTGAAAGATGTTGTGGCAAAAATCCATGTGGCTCTCAAATCTCCACCCGTCCCAGAATCAGAACCCTCTTTATTTGAACAACATAAAGTGTTTAGAAGCTACTATCATTTGATTGCTGCAATTCTCAATTATTTATCTGAGCAAGGACGTGAATACAGTGAAATTAAAAATATGCTGAGAAGTATTTTTGAAGAAGCTGCACCAAAGTTGACAAAGCAAGAACGGGAAGAATTGAATTGGGTAATGGCAAGAATCAGGAAATTATGGCAGAAGAAGCCAGATGAAAACCTTTTTAAAAGGGAAATTTCAGGATCTAGGAAACTTTTTCAAATTTTACTAGAGCCTCTTTACAAGGATCTTTTGTCCAATGGTCAAACTGAATTAAATCGGAAATTGTTTGAACAATATATTAAACCAGAATTGGATGGATTTCAATATGTGAATAATGTGAATAAACTATCAAAGCAGTCAACATCAACGGGAACGACAGCTACTAAAGTAAATATGTTTTCCATGGGTAGCAAAGGACAAGATCAGTACATTAACAGAGCAGTTGAAATAGCTCGATCAAATGAAAAAAAGCGTTTAATCGACGACCGAGATGAAAAAATTGTCAACGTCGTAGAGAAGATCAAGGGCCAAGTAGCGAAGAAGTCTCGGTCCAGAAGTGCCATTCGTCCATCGCGCCCATCGCGTAAACACGTTGTCGCTACTGTCGAAAAAGTAAAGACACAAGCACGTGATGCCATGAATGCATCTTCTGCAAAAGAAGAGGATGCAAGAATTGTCAATGTTGTCAACAGGATAAAACAGCAAGCAGCAAAGAAAACGCGTTCAAGGAAAGAGTATGTAAGCCGAGAAACAAGAAATCTTATTCATTCCATTAAAACAAAGGTACAACAGGATGCGATGCGTTAGGAAAAAAATGATTTTCCTAAGATGAATGTAGACCAATGTTAGGAAATAACAAAATTATGAAAACAATATGAATGGTGAGGTTGTTACATATGAAGATGAATTTTTAATTTTTTCAGTGACGGGAATTACGATGGAAATACGTCGCCATATATTTAATACGTACTTTGCCAAAGAAATTCGAGCTCGTCGAATGTATGCAAAAGTCATCAACGTCTTAGAATCTGTCGAATGCCAGCAGTTGAATGCTAGAACATTGATTCCATACATTGATAAAATTCTCGCTGACAATGTCAATATTTCTTATTTCCGTTTGCGTGAAGTCATTTTCGACAATTTGTATGACAAAGAGTGTGTTAAAAACGAGCGCCATTTCAAACTGATGGATCGGTCAAGTAGTATTGCATGTGCTTGGATATTTTATTTATATCATTAAAATATCGTCGCTTTCGTACCCCTACTCACAATATCAAAACTATTTTGAATCAAAATGGACATCACTTCTATTGATAGGATGTCCATTTTGTCCAACATCTCTGATATTGCATTTTCAGTAAAAGAACGTAGTGATGTTGTCATTGTATACTCACTCTGCTATATCTATCGCAGGTACATTGTTCGCTTCGATTTGACTTGTTCAGAAACCGATTGTACACTTCAAGATCATTTTTCAGAACACAATGAATGTTGTCATGAATTGAGGGTAGCAGTGCGACAGTATCTTTTGAAGAGACTATCTTGTCAAAGTATATCTGCTGTCTTGGAATACGCTCCAACGGAGGATGATATCCAAGAAGGAAATTGTGCTGCTGAAATAATCCATGGAGCCCTTCAAATCTCTACAATGTCTCATTTTCGTTCTTCTTTGAAAACGAAGAATTTGATATTTGTTTACAACTCTCTCTTATTCCTTGAAACACAATTCAATATTATTTGTCAAGAAGAAATTTATTCCAAACTCTTTGAAATTTTGAAAGTAGATGATCAACATCGCGATATACTGGATATTACGTTAACGATTCTACTCCTTTTGAGTTCTTGGGAGACCTTTTTCACAAAAATCGCGGCATTTGAAAAACATCACGTCCAACTTTTCATTGATAAATTAACAAGAGATATCACTGACCCGGCTCATGTATGTCTAATATCAGGCATTCTTGTTTCTTTTGCGTTGGTTGGATCAATGTTTTTGAAAGGGCAGTTACATTTGAGTGATCTACGAAATTTTAGATGTGATGATGATCGTGTCAATGGCCGCATCCAATTTGTATGCGATGTTCTAACCTAGTTATCACCATCATTGCGAAATCGATTATTATCTTAACGATGGGTTGATGAATCAATAGATTTTGAAGGATTTGACAAAAACAAGTATTGGTTTTGTGAGGTTGAATGTGAATATCGATAAAACCAATAGGATAATTATGTTGCATGACAAATGCGTCGCTCCACCTATTTTGCAGCCACAGTTTACTAACTAGCATTGTTAAAATCCTTAACATAGTATGCTCATAGTTTTTCACCAGGATTATTTTTCAAAAATAAAATGATAACGATGAACAGATGCCAGCAAGTAAAGGAGACTTTGAAGTGCAATGAAAACGGAGATAAAAAGATTGATTCCAAAATACCATTTGGCGATTGAAATAGATATGAGTGAGAAATAAAAAACGTTTCTTCGTAAATAAAACTCTAAAAAGATCCCACTGTAAGCTAAGTTTCCTTGGGCAGTGGCTTTCGACAACAAGTTTTCCGCTCCTCCTGGGATGAGCAGATAGAAAAGCAAAACATATTCGATGCGTTTGATCATTTAAAAAACTCTGTGTTGCAAATTATGTCGGGTCTCATTTTTTTTCATTTTTTAACAGACCAATGCACCAAAAGATAGACCAGTGACAAACCCAAGTAGAGCGCCAATGACTAGCTGATCCATTGTGTGATACCGGTAAAGTAGGCAAATGTAACATGTATTGAATGCAAGTGCCAAAAGGAAGAACAGTAAGAGAAGTGGAAACATATTTACCGTTTTTGTAATGGTGTTCATGATAAAATTCATTAAAAAACCAATAGAATAAAACGAAAGTTGGGCATGACCAGAGGGCATCCGATTTTGACCACGGGCATGTGGTCGCGGATCTAAAATGGAACGTTTAAGACTCTTATTGACAAGTGCATTTACAAGGTACCCAAATACTAATATGCAACCTGAACTCCCGTCAACATCGAATGCAAGGAGATAAATGATTACTGCAGCAAGAGTTATGACAGGACCGTGATTGGCAATCGGTTCACTAAAGAATAACATTATATTACACCGAGATATTTCTTCTTTCTATGCCCTTCGCAACACGGTAATCCCATCCCCGAATTCTGTGGATAGAACAACTGACCATTCCTTCTTATCTTTCAAAAACTCCTCGATAGCAAGTCCAGTTCCTTTCAGTGCTTCGTCCTTTGTTAGATACGAGGGAACAGGTAACCCTTTCCGAACAATTTCCCCGTCATCTTTGTCGATTCGTGTATTATGAATGACAATGAGTTTACTAACATGATCAGCAAATTTTGCGAGTTCTTTTTTCGTTTGACCGTAGACATGTAAAGTATCCAGGACAATCATGTCCACATTTTCCTTACAATCGAGAAAGAGATTGTTTTTCAGTTCAAAAGAAACTTGCAGCCCAGTTCCTTTCGTAAGGTTGATGATTTCATTCATTGGACATGCATCAATATCATTCAAAATTATTTTTTTCATTGGCAACTGATTGATGTAGAGCCCATACATGTAAGCCCAGGGAGCTTGTGAATTTCCAAAGCCGCAATAGAGAATCGATTGACATTTTGATGCATAATTGGCCAAAGATAGCGCTGATTCTGTATCTTTCAAAATATCGAGAAACTTATTTGTCAACGCACTTGTCATGTTATTATTCTGTTACTTAACGCGGACAATTTTTTTACCTCTCGTCTTTTTCAAATTTGGAGAATGTTCGATTGCATGCAACCATCGAATTTGCTTTTTCGCTTTTTCCATGGTGGTACAGAAAGCAGAAATACGCCGTGTCTTTTTATTTCGGACACGAAAGCAATCTTTGTTCCGAACTTTGCGAATAGAATATGGCATATGGATGGTATTATAAAGGATGTAACGATATTTTTGAGGAAGATCGTCGCAAAACTTGTCGACTGTCTCAGAGAAAAGTAGTATAATTGACCGTATTTTTTTCTTTTGAATTATTATAGTTTTCAGATTATGCAACTTGATTTTATCGTGATCATATTTACTGCAGCTGCTTTGATCCTGCTACTGCTCCTTCTGCTTCTCAACCAGATACCTGTACTGGAAACATTCACTTCGCCGTATTACTGGTCATATGTTGGAGCTTATAACGACAAGGATTTTAAAGGAAAACGAGTCATTGGGTGCACTACCGTTCAAAGCGAGTCTGGTTCAAGTATCCCGAAATGCCAACCTTTAAACCAAAGCCAACCAGCCATTGCTACACCGTTCGAAGCGATGTCTGCTTTGAACCAAGGCCATCCAAACTACTCGGTACTTGGTATCCAGGGAGGGTATACACTCGCAGACACGAGTTTAAAATCCGCAATGTCCTTGGGCATCAACCCAGCTTGTACGAATCCTCTTGGATGTAAACTGGTAAATCAAGTCTATCGTCGAGTCAACCCTATCCAAAAATTGTCTTCTGGGACATCTAATGGTACTGCTTACATATATCTTGGGCCCTACTTCAACAATAAGGCGCAAAACCTGATTTCGAACCCAACTCAAAAATCTATCGTGGTAAATTGTCCTTCAGCGACCACAGAAAACGATTGCATGAACGAAGCAGCCCTGATTGCTTCTGCCAACAACGCTCTCGTATTTGGTTTTACTTTGTACACCAAATATGAGAATGGTAACGCAGGGTTCAAAGGGGATCTTTCATGGAGCAATGATCTTTTTTCTGCACTTCGATATGGCATGGCAGGATTGTCACAATCATCCACATGGTATGCATCCGCTGTCAAAGCAAAAGTACCTCTATTTGTTAATCAGGTGTATGCCTCACTCCTTCCTCAAGTCGTCAACCGTGATCCGACAACCTACTCCTACAATTATTATGGAACATATAATGACAGCATATTCTCTGGAAAAGCAGCTTTTCCAATCAAGTACCGGAGTGCTGGAACTCCGACGACATTAGATTTAACGACTGTTCAAACCTTGGCAAATGCATATGGAGCACCTGTCTTTGGAATTGGTTTGTCAGATGACGCAAAGTACCTCGTCATTTACTTTGCAACGTATTTGGCAGATGCATGTCGTCTCGGAGTCACTACGAATACGGGTTATCAAGCAGCTTCTGTTCCTCTGACCACCGCAAATGCCACTGTCAACCTGAAAAGCGTCCAGAAGAATGCCGTTCTTGTTTATGCTGCCACCCCAGAAACATATTTCGCTACTCCTACGGGATACAAATATCTAGGTGCGTTTGTAGATTCCCCAAATAAATCTATGAAAAGCGTGTTCAGCCATGAATATACATTGGTAAACAATGTCACTATTTCAAATCCTGATTCGACAAATACCTTTAACCCGTTGACGACTCCTTACACTGTTGGAACATCAGATGCTGCGACGATCGCTAAATATTTGAACGCATCCGTTTTCGGAATTCAAGGATCAAAATTATACTTAGGTACAAGTTTGGCCGAAGCTACTCAATTTGGCGCTGCAAATCCGCTTGTCACAAGTTACAGTGCTTCTGTTACTGGATCTTTCCAAGTATACTACGCTTCTGCAATCCAGTAACAACCATTTTGAATCGGATAAATAACAAATGAATCGTGTAAACAGGAATTATACATTGATGGCATCTAGTTGTCTTTTTGTCTTTCCTATAGTCTATGGACTGAAAAAAGGGAAACGGTTGCTTTCTGCTGCATCTTTGCTGTCAATGGCGTTCTCTTTGAATTACTGGCGACATCCTATTCCTGGAACGCGCCGAGAGATGGATATTTTTGTCGCTAAACTGGTCGGCGTTCTCTTTTACTCGACCGGGTTTTTCAAGATGAAAGGGACAGGATATCGACTACTAGCTTCTATGAACGGCATACTCCTTATCTCTTCCTATCTACTGTCCTGTGAGTTGCACTCGAAGGGTCAACATCAGTGGCTCTATGCTCATGTGGTTATGCACTTTTCAACAAGTGTCGGAAAACTTCTGGTGATTTCATTCTGTTGAACGAAACGTTGGTGTTTTTTTCTTTATTTTATAAGTATATTGACAAAAGAACCTTATCCAATGAACTACCAGTACATATTTCTTATTCTGGCGATTGTCTTGATTGTACTCGTTATTCTCATAAGCGTGTTTTGGAGACATGAACAGAACATTGAAAGTTTGGATGGATTAAGCGATGGTAAATTGGTAAACGTCAATATTCCATCCGTGTTTGTTAGCTTTCTGAAAAGTATGATTCCACCAAATCAGGAAGCCGCCACTGCCGCCACTTCTTCTGTTCCGAAGACGTTATCTATTCCCTCCACATTGACCATAACGAACGGAAAAGGAACCATTACCTATACTTATGTTGGAGCTTTTAATGACAATGGAAACGCTTCAGCGGCGTTTTACAACAATTCGGGACCCAACATGTTTTACAATATCAATGCAACTTTGCCAACAAACAACTTGTATCAGAACGGTCTTACAAAATCAAGTACCTTGACAGAACAAATGAATACGGCCGCAATGGATTTTGTGAATGAAAGTGCTCTCATTGCAAGTGCAAATGTCAATATTACCACGAATATTCCTTCCTCAGTTTTCGCCGTGCAAGTGAACACTGCTGTAACGAGCACATTCAAACCTTCCGTCGCCTGGGGAAGTGATATTGGCAGTGCGTTCCGTTTTGGATTATTTGTCGACGGAGCCGCAAATATTCCTCCTGTGATCAATTACGTTTATGCCGAACTGGATTCTCGTCTTGTTACTCCACCTTCATCGACCATTGTCACGCAGAAATTGAAGTACAATTATGTAGGAACTTTCAATGATCCGAGCATGTTGGCAAAACCTACCATCCCCTTGACAGGAGTCCAATCTTCGTCAAACTTTGCTGGCCTTCAAGTATCGGCCGCGGCGACAATGGCTGCAGAGAACAATGCACTCGTCTTTTCTATCGATGCGAATGGCAAATTGAGATTCTACAATCATCTAACAAGTGCGACCATTGCAGGGTTACCGAACGCGTCTGTTGCAGCCGCATTGACCGTGGCAGATCCATCTCAGAACACAGCGCTCATTACATCGACGGCTTTTCCTTCCAATACTATTGCCGTATTTTCCATATCACCCGAAATTCCAGTTGTCAAGCCTTGGTGGAACAAGTATAAATATCTTGGACAATTTAAAGACAATGTTGCAAAACCGTTTTTGCCAAACATATTTGTTGGCAATTTTGGACTTATGTCTAGCACCATGAAACAAAACGGGTACAGTCCAGTACAACTTGATCCTTTATCTTCGGCAACAGCTCCTTATGCTGCTGACATTGCCAATTACATTGGAGCAACTGTGTTTGGAATTCAAAATGTACAAGGCGTCAATACACTGTATTTTGGATTCGACTTGCCAAAAGCCGTATCTCTGGGCTATCCTGCCTTCTCGACAGATGTATTCAGTGAAGTATGGTATGCTTACTCTCAACACAAGTAAAGAGCCGAAGGCGTCACAATTTCAAATGGATGAAGATGATGACGGTGACGGATGGATTGAAATCGATCATTCTGCTGAAAGAAAGAAACCGGTTATTTCTGTCGACGTGAAACCTTTGAAAACTTGTTCGAATTCTTACAAACCAATAAAACGCGAGGATTCTAGTTTAGCTTGGCGACTAGTTTCGTCCAATTCCAAAAGATTCAATGAGTATTCCGATACTGTAATGTACAAGGGTAAATGCTACGTTGTCGTCACAGTTTTGCACACTAGACGAAATACGGGCGAGAAGAATACAGTCCAATTTGTCGTTGATTATGAAGATTCTGAACTCGTCCGGAAATTCCGCTGGAGCTATTCTTGTGGCTACGTGCGTGTAACAAAGATAAGAAGGACCAGTAACGGAACACGAAAACGCGAAACCCATTTTTTGCACAACATTCTTCCTGGACGCATTGAGCAAGGTTTGCGCCATGAGAAAACGATCGATCATTACAACAGGATTCGATTGGATAATCGTAGAGCCAATTTATGTTTTGCTACGAAACAGGAGCAAAATAGGAATCGTGGCGAGACATTGCTCAATGAGAAACAATTAGAACTCCAGGCGGAGTTTGAGGAAATATTGAAATTGGCACATTAGTTAAATTTTAAATTTTAGTAGTATGTCTTTCATCAAAAATATATTGGATCAAAAATATCTATATAATAACTGTAAAAATGAGTTCCAGACCTTCTTTACTAATTTCATCTTTATTAGGGCAAGCTTCTTCAGCTTCCTCTGATTTTGTAACATTCTTTAACGCTCTCTCGACTTATAAAGATGATATAAAGGAATTAAATCTAGTCGTTGTTGCATCGGAGAAGTTTGTTGCCAGCGGTCGATTTGAAAAGTTGAAAAAGGTAGTTGACTTTCTGAAAAAGAATCGGCCTTCAACTATAGATGAAGATGCGTTGTCAAAGATGGTCAAAATATACAAATTGTACATAGAGTATACGAAACTTCTTCTTGATAAAAGTATCAGTGATTCCAAGAAGATGGATATATTGACAAAGATTATTACTGAAAAACCGAAAGAAGAGATCACCATGGTTTTGTACTTTTATAACCATTATGTCTTTGCTCATGATTTCATACAGGCAGTTATTCGTGATCGATCTTCCGGACGCTTAGCTAAAATATGCAAGGCTGTGGCACGAAAGAAAAATGACGCAGCAGACAAAACTCATTCCAAGACAAAGAAAAGTGCAAAGGGACAACCAGTGGTTAAAGTTACCAAAACGAATTGTCAAAAGAAATTGCATAATTTTCACCCTTCTGACGATTTCAGTTTGGAACCGTATCAACAATATCCTGCCAGAGCTCTTGCTTCTCCTCACCAGAAAGGACTCTTACTCATGTATGAAACCGGAAGTGGAAAAACCATGGCGGCCATACACGCTGCGTATCAGTTACTGAGGACTGAAAAGGTGAAACGTGTCATCTTTGTAGTTCTCGCCAATTCGGAAAAGGAATGCAATTTCAATAAGGAAATTCTTCAGTACCTTCATTTGATTGGAGAGAGAGATCTACAGGACCATTGGTTAAACTTGGATGAAAGTTGTGCTTCTTTGAATGAGAATGAAAAAATGTGCATAATTTCCCACAATATGTTTCATAATAAATACTCCTCAGAAGCTTTGTTCAGGGAATATGTTCAAAAAGAAGGGACGATGTTGATTGTAGACGAAGCTCATGTCATGGCAAATGCATTAGTACCAAAATCGACCAAACCTGTGACGGTCCCACCAACATATGTCCCCAAAATTGCCTCTGTTCTTCTGCATGCTTGCACAAAAGCGACGAAAGTTTTGCTACTGACAGCAACACCGTTTCGCAACCAAATCCAAGATTTGTTTCCTCTATTTTTGGCTTTGACAAATGAACGCGTAGATTTAGATATGAAATACAATTTGAATAAAATAACTGTTGCCGTGCGTAACATTAAAAGAATTGTCACTGATTACGAAAATGACGAATCTAATACACTAGATAAAGTTGAATTCAAGAAATTCTTCAAGAATTTAATTCTTTTCAAAGAAAATGATGTTGTTGATTTTGCACGAATAAAGTATATAGACGATCGATTTCAAGAACATGATGATTATTATAACGCAGCGACAAGAAAATGGAACGTAGTACTCTGTGAGATGTCGGAAGATGAGACGACATTGATGGATAAAAATAAAGTTTTGAAGAATAAATCGAATGTCTCTAGAAATAGAAAGTTAAGCGATGAAGACACTGATTTGGTTCGATGTTTCGAAGTGAATAGTTTTCTTGCACGTGCTATGGTGAATAAACTTGCACATTTGGCAGTATCGCAGTTTGCAAAGTTGAAAACGATTACTGATAGATATGGAGAAGAATCTTATCCTCTGATTGTGTACAGTGCATACATTGAGAACGGTGTGGATGAAATTAAATGTTTTCTGGCGAATACAATGCGATGTACGGAATATAAATTTGATGGATCAGGCAGCAGCAGCAAATCCACTTCACCCAAAACATTCGCCATTATAATAGGGAAAACGAAAAATCGACAGGAATTGGTGAACGCCTTCAACGATGGTAACATTGACATAATTGTTCTATCGGACGCTGGTGCAACAGGGACTGATTTGCGTGGGAAAACCGGAGTCCGCCAAATACACATCATGAATATTGGATGGAATAGTAGTTCGATTCAGCAGACTGTGGGGAGAGGTTGGCGGAAAGGTGCCCATGCAAAGCTTACATCCAAAGATCGTATTTTGAGAGTATTTATTTATCTTTCGAAATCATATGGCACAACGTCTCCAAACGAGGCTGACGAAATAATGATGACCTATGTGCGAAATAAAAAAGTTATTGCTGATGAAATTCGACAAGTAGCTCGTGAATCTTTCAACGTAGTAAACAATATACCTACGATTCTATACTAAATTTACCGGTAACCTTTTACACTTTTGCGCGTTTGAAGACGCGTGTAACATGCGTCTTGTAAAATATTTCCAGGACTATAAAGATCAGATCACTCTATATCATGGAAAAAACTAAAACAACAATATCTTATATTAAAACTGACGATGACACGATTATCAACGAAAACGCCATTAAATGGATACGAAAAGTAAATGATTGCTTAGAAATTTGCACCAAATCACTTGGATGTCACGGAGGCGATTTTGATACTCACAAAATATGTAAAATCAATAATTTAGACACTTACAATAAACTGAATAAATGGTTTCAAGAAACCAATTAGAGTAAGATCCAGTGCGGTTACCAACTATACTAAAATTCCTGTAGAGCATAAATTCCCTATCCTTCACCAAATCAGGGGATTTCAAAGGGCGGAAAAGAGTCGTCTGAAATCTGAAAATGAAGATCTACAGAGAAAGGTCAATTTTCAGGAACTGGAGCTTATCATGATACGTGAAAGTATCGATGCATGTGATTACCCGATTCTCGCATTCAAAGGCCAACCAGACATGTCGATCAACGAAATGAGATTATTGATTTCGGGAAAAAGTTTCAAGAGCGCCAATTTCACTCGATGTTTCTTTGCTACAGAATTGATTTCCTAAAATGATTTACTTTTGTACTCTATCTGTATATATGGTTTCTACTGCTTTTTTTCACAAACTTCCTTTTTCGGTAGAAGACACCATATCTATCAATTTGTCGCATCCGAACCCCTAACGCTTAGTAGACGCAGAAGTTCTGCTCTTTTTGGAAACTGGATGTTCATTCTTTTCTCTCGTTTTCTTATCTTGGACCGATTTTCGCTTTTCCGTTGCCCCCTTTCTAGATGCCGTCTTCTTCGTTGGAGGAGCTTTAGGTTTCCTTTGTGTCTGTGGAATCTGAGGTATAAATACAGGCTGAAATGCTTGAGGTGGTCTATAGTATTGCTGAGCGTAAGGCACCGAATATGACTGCCTTGTCATTCTCTCTTCCTGATTATGCAGTCCGGTTTGTGGTGTATCGTCTGTGTCGATTTCTTGAACGGATTCCTCGGGGTGTCCATTCACTAAACTTTGCTCTATTCGCTTCATAACGCGTATGTAATCTTCTTTTGACAACTCACCTCTTTGGTACTTCCTTGTCAATCCTTCAACAAGTGACGCTATTTTTGAAGTTTTCTTTGATTTCTTTCCATAGAGAAGTCGACGCAGGAATGGCAACGAAAGAATGACAGACCCGAAACCTAGTCC